AATGGTGTTGCTGGTCAATCAGTAACATCAGGAACATCAGGAACAAATGGTATTGCAGGTGGGAGTGGATTGTCAGGAACATCAGGAACAGCTGGGACATCGGGAACAAATGGTATTGCAGGTGGAAGTGGATTGTCAGGAACATCAGGAACAGCTGGGACATCTGGAACAAATGGTGTGGGTGGTTTATCATATACATCTGGAACATCAGGAACAAATGGTGGTGGTGCTGGAATATCATACACATCAGGAACATCAGGAACAAATGGTATCGCAGGTGCAAGTGGGATTTCTGGCACAAATGGAACGAATGGTGTATCGGGTGGAAGTGGAATTTCTGGTACATCCGGGACAACTGGTGTATCCGGCGGTAGTGGAACATCTGGAACAAATGGTGTGGGTGGTTTATCATATACATCAGGAACATCAGGAACAAATGGTGGTGGTGCTGGTATATCATTCACATCAGGAACATCAGGAACAAATGGTGTTGCTGGTCAATCCGCTACATCTGGTACAAATGGAACAGCTGGTGGTACTGTCGGATCCAATACATCTGGAACTTCCGGAACGGCGGGAACAAGTGGTGGAGCTGGAACAAGTGGTTTAACTGTAAATGGTACATCTGGAACATCGGGAGCAAATGGTGGTAATGGTACATCAGGTACAAGTGGAGCAAATGGTGGTAATGGAACATCGGGTGTTAATGGTGGTAATGGAACATCGGGTACAAGTGGAGCAAATGGTGGATCAGGAACATCGGGTACAAGTGGAGCAAATGGTGGATCAGGAACATCGGGTACAAGTGGAGCAAATGGTGTATTACCGGGAATTGGAAGTAATTATGAATTATTATTCAGAGATACAGCGGCAACTTACGGTTATAATACAAATGCAGCAGTTTATAGAGATTCTAGTAATCAATTAACAGCAGCTAACTTCATACTTGGTTCTGATATTTCATTAAAAACTAATATCGAAAAGATAAAATCTGATTTGATTGATATTGAATACAAAAAATTCGAAATGAAATCTAATTTAGGTGATATCAGATATGGTATAATTGCTCAAGATTTGATAAAAATTAATCCGGAATTAGTTTATGGAATTGAAGGAAATTATAAAGTGAAATACATAGATTTATTAATTTATGAAGTAAGTTATCTGAAATCCAAAATTAAAGAATTAGAAAATAAGATAAAATAAGATCACAAAAAATGGACAATATTTCAAATATTGTCCATTTTTTTAATATTTTGTTTTTATTTACCGTCTTTCAAATTAATCATTGTATTAAAATCATAAAGATTTTTAGAAGTTCTCCATCCAAAATCCAATTTCATTTCGAAAATGAAATCAATTCTTTTATTTCTTTTTAACAATTCGATATCTTCAACTTTGACTCTTTGAACAACAAAAGCATTATTTCGATAATAAGCAATAACACCTACAGTATTTATTTCTTTACCCAAAGCAGTTAATTCATTATTATTTAAATTTGGTTTTGCATAAACAGTTAAATTTCTATAATAATCTAATTGTCCTCTTGAATTAGGATTTAATATTGGGATACCATTTGAATCGAATTGTGGTGGTGGTGTATTTTCAACTTTATCTGTTGTTCCGGTGTTTGTTGTAATTGTAGTTGTTCCAGTACTTGTTATTGATGGTAAATTTGTTCTGATGTCAACAAATTTCATGTTTTCGAATATTTTAAATTTACCACTATATAATAAAGTTTTTGTTTTATTTGCATTTAAAATAATATAAAAATTATCAAATTTGTCTTTTGACATTTGTTTTAAAACAGGAATATCTTCTTGATTAACTTTAAATACTACTATACCCAAATCAAATTGATTTTCATTTGTTTGATAATAAATATCTTTTTCAATTGTTTTTGTATCTGATCTAAAAACTAAATTTAATTTTCCATTCATCATGACATTACCTAAACTATAAGGTAAAATAGGTGCATCTTGGGAATCTTGTTTTCCTATTTGAAATTTAAGAACATTATCAAATGGTGTAACAATAACATTTAAAGTTCCCATCGGTTTATAATCACTTTGACTATTAGTATAATTACTAGCTAATATTTTATAATTATTAACTAAAATTGGGAATGGTACTTTAACAACATTTAAATTCGCTATATTTGGATTATAATTATTATTTCCAAAATTCATTATTTTATCAGCTTTATAATTATAAATCTTTGGTTTAGTAACAGTTGAAACATCTAATTTGGCTAATTTCTTACCATATTTCAAAAGATTTGTTGTTAAACCAATTGATGCAAATCTACTTATTGAACTATTATCAACTAAATCCATAACCCTCATTTCTACATCTATAGCAGCGGTGGTATTTGAATATTTGATAATAGGACGATATTCTAATTTTTGTGAGAAATTTTCTGTTACTAAAAATGTAGTTGGAAAACCACTAATTAAATTTTCTTCATATAGAGTAACAACATATTCAATATTTATTTTTTTCCCTTTACTTTCTAAATCGTTAACAAAATTATCAAGATTTTCATTTGAATTTTGATAAGTTCCGTAAATTTCAAAGAAATCCCAATCACTTGATTCTGAAATAGTTACACCCAAAGTTTGATATTCTGGTTGTCTTGATATTGATAATTTCGATGTATCACTTAAAAAATAATAATCTGTACCTAACGTATTTACTTTTGATGTGATGAAAGAAAATTCAAAAAATATCGGACAAGTTAAACTTAAACCCAATCCATTTGTTAAGTGATCATTAATTGAATCCGGTGTAACTTGATTTACGTTTGGATTTATATCTCTTTGATTACTGACATCATTTATGGATGGTATATAAAATTGAAGATATTTTCCCCATTCTCTACCGTTGTAAAGAAATGGTTGACCAAGATTTATCATATATTCTGCGTATTCTGTCGATCCACTAATTATTTGAATACCAGATTTGTCATAATAAAAATTACTCAATGGATATTTTTTCTTATTGTAATAATCGTAAGCATAAATATTTAAAAAGATACCAACATAAACATCGAAATCATAGTTTGTAGGAAGATAAAGGGTGACTCTATCATACATTACGGGTGCGGTGAAATAATTCTGTACTTTTAAGAAATTGAATTTTGTAGTATCAATTTTAGAATATTTCTTTAAGACTGGATCTACTTGAAATAAATTATGGTTTAAATCGTTGTAATTAGACGTTGAGACGAAGTTTCTAGTACCTTTACTAAGATCAGACCATATTTGATAATTCTCACTTATATGATTAGAATTATATTCATATTCCAATAAAATATTTGGGTCTAGATTTATTAATTTCTTTGTTGGTGTTGCTGCCATCCTGAATGTATTTCTTTTTCTTTATATATTAAAATCATGGTGTTGAAATACATGAAAAAGGGGAAACCATCGTTCATAATAATATTTCTTGTTTCATCCTATCACTACTTTTTAAATTCATTTCTGAACAATCATCCATAGTTGGATAGTCCGCAAGCGTAATTTCGGGACAACGCATCCCTACAATTCTTTTTCCTTCATTTTCAATGTTCATTGATGCATTTTTATCTCTATCATGTTTTGTATTACATTTAGGACAAATCCATTCACGTTCATTTAATTTTAATTGTTCATATTTGTAACCACAAACATTACATAATTTACTTGAAGGAAACCATCTATCTATCACAATCAAATTCCTAGAATACCATTCACATTTATATTTTAATTGTCTAAATGTTTCATAAATACTTAAATCCCGAATTGATTTAGCTAGATGATGATTTTTTAACATACCTTTAACATTCAAATCCTCAATAACTATCGTTTGGTTCTCACGAACTAAGTGGGTTGTAATATTATGTATGTAATTTATTTTTATGTTATTTAATTTTTCGTGTTTTTTTGCTAGTTTTATTTTAGCTTTATATCTGTTATGACTACCGACAATTTTTTTAGATAATTGTTTTTGTAGTTTGATTAATATCTTTTCATTATTTTTTCTTAATTTTAAATTATTAAATACTTGATCATTTGAACAAACCATGAAATCTTTGATGCCAACATCAATACCGATAATATCATTAATTGGTTTTGGTTGTTCTAATGGAATAATATTTTTAATTAAAATTGAAAGAAAATATTTATCAGATTTTGTTCTGGTTAATGTTGCTGATCTAATTTTATCTTTATTATCAGATAAATATTTTTTATCTCTATTTGAACATTTAAATTTTAAATTTTTGAGTTGTTTACCCAATGTTATTTGATTATTTGAATATTTATTTAATTTTGAAATTACATTTAAGGGAAATCTACAAGATTGTTTATCATCATGTTTTGATTTAAATTTAGGAAAACCATTGTTATTAATAAAAAATCTTTTATAACCATCTAACAAATCAATTATTGATTGTTTTAAAACTCTAGTATTATGTTCTTGTAAATAAGAAAATTCACTTGTTTTAGTTAAATATTGATGAAAATAATTACCTAATTCTTTTAAACCAAAATTTGTTTTATCTGTGTTATAAGTGTTCATTTTCTTTTCTAAACACATATTATATACTTTACGATACGAACCACATAAACGATTAATATAATCGGATTGATTTTGGTCTGGATAAAGTTGTATTTTAATTGATTTAAACATAAAATAAAAATGGAGTGTTTTTTATACTCCATTTTATATATTAATAAAAAAAGGTCATTTTTTTCAAAACAACCTTTTCCGAATCAGAAGAAACCACTCCCCTTTTTCTGTCAAACCAAAAACCCAAATCAGATTCACTTTTTGTGAATCATATCTTTATTTCCTTTTCTTCTCTTTATTTGTTCCAACAACATATTGGTTTCCACAATTGAAGAAATTTAATTCTTTATTCAAGGTGCAACCTTTCATACACCAATTCATACAAGAAACAGCTGTACATTTTTCGATTGATTTCTTTTTCTTTTCAAAAAGATCTGTTATTAATTTTTTGGATATTTTCATTTTTAATTTATTTTAGGGTTGTTTGTAATAAAATCTTTAAGTATTTTTCCTATTTCGAACCAAGTTGATCTTTGAAAATCACTATAATCTGGTTTGATAAATAAAAACATTCCGACTATGGAAACGGTAAAAATCAAGGTAAAAATCATCCATATTAAATAAAGTAATGAATTGATGGTTTTATCCGATTCCATTCTTACCAAGTCATATCCCATTTGCATCCAAGTTGACCTCTTATAATTAGCTATAAATATAAACATTCCAACTATTGTTACAGTAAGGAAAAGGGTTGCAATCATCCAAAAAATTAATAACCAGAATTTCATAAATCTTCTATTTTAATATTATTTTCTTCACGATATTTCAATTCATTTTCAAATTCTTTTCTATATCTTTCAGAAATAGATTTTACATTATCTAATACAGCTTGTATATGACTATTTGACATTTCTTTCAAAAATACATATTTCAAAGGTTGATCCAAATTTTTTCCATATGTCCCCCATAACATTACTTCACGTGGTTCAAATCCGAGATTCAACATGAAATCCAAATCTTCGGTATAATACCAAAAACCGGGAATATTTGGGATTAGTCCAGTATTTACACAAAGTTGTGTGAATCTTAAATCCGGGTTTTCTAACCAAAATTTTTCTAGTTCATCATAATCTGGTTTGAATTCTGAAAAATTTACAACTTCTTTTTCAGAAATATCCAAAACATTATTTCTACTTTTTAAGAGGGAAATATATGGTTTTATTCTTTCTATTGGTCTCATTTATTCTTTAAATATTTTTTAACATCTTCCGGATTGATAACGATAACAAATATGGTATCATTTTTTCCTGATGTAATATTTGTAGTTGAATTATTATCTTTTGTTTTACCACCACTAAAAATATCCATTGGTGTTTTATCAAGAATTTCAACTTTTGTTACAAAATCATCGGTGTGTCCTCTGTTACTGAAGATATTTTTCAATCCCCAAACTTCATGATAAGATACTTTTACCTTCCAATTTGAATCTGCTGCTTTTTTAAGCATTTCAATTAATTCTGGATTTTCACTATCATTATCAATTGAAAACTGAAATGTTGAACTAGTATTCATTCCTGTTTGGGTGAGATTTAATTCACCTTCCCAACTAGGCCACCAAACACCTTTTTGTGAAAATTTGGGTAGGAAACCAATCCTTTCACCCTTTGAATAATTTTCTTTACATGAACTCATTAAAAGAGTCATAACACCGATTAATAAAAATAAAATTGTTTTTTTCATATTGTTGTTATTTGTTTAATTATACTTCTGTTTCATTTACTTCGATTTCACCATCACTTAATTTCATTCTAACTGAAACTTGTTTGGTTATAGTTTTTGGTTTACCAACTGGTTCTTTAAATGAATGCCAACTATCTGTTAAATATTCTTGTCTTGAATATACATTTACTTCATCCGTCATAATCCAATCGGTATATTTTCTATAAAATATTCTTTGGAAAAAATTTGAAGCATCTCTTCTCCACAATAAATCTTTTCTTTCTTTTGATAAGGCATCAATGTATTTTTGTTGTATCATATTTTATTTTTAACGTTGTCCAAAACTATATTTACTGATGTAAATAACCAAATTATCGTTTGGAATATTATCTGTATTATGTGATCTTATCATCAAATTATAACCTTTATTGAGAATTTCGTCAATAATTTCATTTCTTCTCTCAACACTATAAGTCATTTCTTGATTATGTTCATAACAAAAATCGTTTATTTTCTTACCATTCCAATAATAAATAATTATCTTTTTCATCGAACTTTAATTTTACTGATTAATTTTCTTCTATCTTCTTCAATTTGATTCAATTTTTCATTTGCCTTACTCCATTCTTTGGTACTTTTAGTTAAAGTGTCGAGAATTTTCATTTGATTTTCATCGACTCTTTTTACCATTAAATCACCATTTGAATGTAAATAATGAATTTTGATTTTTGTACCAAGTTTTGTACCTATCAATCTTTTCTTTATAGAATCACTTATACTGGTTTTCAACAATTCATCTAATGTATGATAATATTTTTTTCCAATTTTATCAACATCACAATAGTAATGGGGACCATGACAAGGTTCATTATTACAACTGTCGTACCACATAAAATATTTAACTTCTTCCATTATTTATTCATTTTTATAAAAGTATATAAAATTATTGAAATAAAAAAATTAAAAATATTCGTTTAATTTTGTAATTATATTTTCTTTATATGATATTCTTAATAAATTTATGTTATTATTTTTACAAAAAATATTTTTAATGGTATCTTTTTTAATAGAGTCTTTTAATTTTTTTTCACCCCATTCAGTAATTTTACTATGTTGTAAACCATCATATTCAATACATAGATTATATTTTTCTAAATAGAAATCAAATTTTAATCTTCTTATGTCTTTACAATCATCAAACATTTTTTGTTTTTTGAATTCTATTTGATTTTTAATTAAATACCATTCTATTATTTTTTCACCTTTTGAATCTTTACACTTTGGACAACCGTGACCTCTTAAATGACTATCTACAATTTGTATAAAAATACCATGTTTAGGACAAATTATTTTTGTTTTACTGCGAGTACCATTTATTTTGGATAAACTATAATCATATTTATTTTTATGAATATCTTTAGAACGTTTAATGAAATCATCATCTGTTAATTTTTTATTACCCTGACAAGTGGGACATTTTTGACCACTTAAATGATGTCTTGGTTCTTGTTCAAAAATTCCATGTTTAGGACAAATTATTTTTACTTTTGTTCTATTATTTTTGTAATTTTTTATTAATGAATAATCATAAAAATTATCATGTATTTTATTAGATCTTTCTATAAATTTATCACCACCTATTTTTTCACCAAATTGAGGATTACATTTATTACAACCCTTTCCAAGTAAATGATTATACGGTAACTGTTCGAATATTCCATGTGTGAAACATACAATTTTAATTTTTTCTTTTATTCCATTATATTCTACTTTTGAATAATCGTATTTATTACCATGAATTTTAATACATTTTTTAATAAATTCATTTTGTGTTTGTTTTTGCATTATTTATACCGTTATTTTTAACAGTATATATTAATTCTTCCAAGTCTTTTATTTCTAATATTATAATACCCATTTCGATAGCTTTATTTTCCTTTGAACTTCCAGAACCTTTTTTCTTCATTACTAAATAAGTAGTATTTCTAGATACACTATCTAAAACTTTACCACCCATTTTTTCAATTTCTTTTTTAAGTTCTTCATTTCTAAATCCGGTAAAAACAAAAGATTTACCAAATAATTCAGAAGATGTTGCTGTAAAAGGTTCACCTTTTTTAATTGAAATTGGAAGTGTGGAAATCCATTCGAAAAAACGATCATAATTACTACAATAAATAAGGGCAGAAGAATCCGAGAACCCTTTTATTTTCATCACTTGTGAAACTGATGGTTTTTGTGTAAAATGTTCCAAAAGAACAAGTTTTTTACTACCTAAACTAAATCCACTTGTTGGATCTGTAAATAAACCAGAAGCGTGTTGGAGTTTTGAAAGTGTGATCCCTTGAATTTTAGATTGAATTGCATCATAAATATTTGACGCTTTACTATCACCCATTCTTTCTAATTTTTTGAAATCATCAATAGACATTGCTAAAATTTTCTGAATTGTATCATAACCAGAATTGTATAATTGTCTGAATGTTGTTTCTCTTACACCTTTTACATCAAGAATATCGAAGAATGATGTAATTTGTTTAATTTTTCTATCGGTACAATTATCATTTGTACACATTAAATGTGTGTTTGTATCATTCCAAATAAGAATTGTTCCACAACTTGGACAAGTTGAAGGGAAAAGATAAAAATCATCTGATTTTTTAACAACATCAACAAGATACGGAATTACCATTCCACTACGCATTACTCGTATAATTGCACCTTTTCCAATTCCTAAATCATAAATCATTTTAGCATTGTTACAAGTAACATTTGTAACTTCAGCACCATCTAATATAACTGGTTCAACTTCAGCGACTGGAATAACAAATCCCAATTTAGAAACTTCTAATTTTAATCCTAAAACAGATGTTTCTTTAACTTCTTCAAATGAAGCTTTGTAAGCTCTAGCGTAACCCGGATTCATAACATCTGGGTTATCTTTTGTTGAACGTTCTGATTCAATTGAATTACGAAGATTTTTATCATTTACTTCGATGATAAGACCATCAATTTCAAACATTTTACTCCAATTATCAAAAACACCCCTTAAATATTCAGTATTCAAATTGTCAACAGTTTGAAGAATATAAGGAACTTCAGGTGAATTAAAATATTGATTGAGAATGTCAAGTTGTGTACTCTTATCCATATCAATTCCACAATAGAAACCATACCTCATATACACAACATCATTGAAAGCTGGTTTATTTTCTTTCTTATATTTATTGAAAAGACCACTTACACGATTTCTTCCGTTATCAAATCCATCAATATCACCCAATACTGTTTTGGAATGTTTCTTCTGAAATACATCTTTTGTGATAAGAGCTTCACCAGTGGTATAAACTGATGGTGCGTATTGATATGAAAGTAAAAATGATTCGATTTTATCTTTCGAATATTTTTCCATTACATCTTTAAAATGTGGATCTGAATTTTGTCCGATAGAACCGTCACCCCTTGTCCAAGCTTTTGATAACTTGACATCATTAAGAATGGAAAGACCATCATATTTGGGTGTGATACAAAGAATCGTATTTAATGGAATTCCTTTTTTAATCATCCACGCTTTTAATTCATCGTAAGATTTAACTTTACTCATTGAAGCCATAATCAAAGGAAGGTTTTCCTTACGTTCATCATCTGGGGGAGTTTCACCAACTTTTACAACCCTTTTATTATCGGGGTCTAAGTCAGCTAATTCGTCAAGATGTGAATCATAAACTGAATCGGGAACAATCTGTTTTCCTTCGAATCTGTAAGAATAATTCCATTGATCCAAAAGAGTTTCTAGTTCTTTAATTCGGGCGGTGTTATCGTTTTCCATTTTTATAAATTTTTATGATACAAAGATACGGTATTTCTGTGATATAAAAAAATTACATTTTAATTAAATCTTCTAATATTTTTAATCTATCTTTCATATCTATAGGTTCTTTTATATCATATGAATAATTTGATGCAATTAATTCTAATCTTATTTTTTCAACGTAATCATATAATCCATCTATAGTTGAACAATCAGCAATAATTTCTTGATGAACATCGGATGGATCTGAACTTGTATCCTTATAGATAATATAATTATTTTTATCTAATTCATTGTAAATACTATCAATAATGAAATCGTTGATTAAATTTGAAGTTTCTTCACCATATATAGAATTTAATAGTATATTACTAATAGAATTATAATCATCCATAAAGTTAATAAGATCTAATCCATTATCATAAATGGTTTTTTCTTTTTTACCTTTTTCAATAGATAAAGTAATAAATTTTTCAAATGCTTTCTTTTTCATCTTTTTTAATTGGTTGGTTTAATATTTGTTACCATAAAATCATATTCTTTAGATTCTTCGGGAGTACATTCTCGTTTGTAACCCAAATTACAATCAGAAAAATCACATCCACACGGAGCGATATCTGATATTTCACAACCACAACCATCAAAGTCACAAGTTGAATAGAGTCCGGTATAACCTTTTTTCACCATATAGGATTTGAGTCCTTCAATGGTTTTTCTTATTCCCGCTTTCATTTTTTATTTTTATCATCTAACCATTTTGAAACCAATTGAAGTGCTCTAACATAATTATATTTTTCTTGTGTGATTTCTTTTTCATCATCAAAAGAATGACAACCAGCACTTTGTTCAAACCCCTTATAATATTTGCCATTTTTTTCAAATATCCAACTTCTCCAACCAATTTCATTTTCAATTAGTTTTTCAATAACATCTTTCGGATTGATTATTACTTTTTGTGTAAAATTTGCATTTATTTCCATAATTTTATAATTTTTATAATGATCCGTCAAAGAAAACTACGACATCTTTAGTGTCGTAGATGAATTTGACAAAAAATGATATTTTTAATTTAATATATACATTTAACTAGAAATAGTTTTAAATAGTTCTTTGATGTAATGATTATATGGTTCTAGATTAACAACTTATTAATCTAGGTAAAATCATAAAAAAAGTAGTCAGCGAAAACCAAGCACTAATGACTTAATTTTAACATCGTTAAAACGATGCTGCTATGACTCCCCTTGAAAGACAGGATGTGCCAATGCAAAAACAATAAACAACATTATCGGTTTTTTTAAGACCGATCGACAGGAACTGCCGATTACGAACGTGGAGCAAAAATAAGACCACTTGTGGCATAAGCTATGAAGCGTTTAAAAAGAAGGATCATTTTTGATCCCGAAACTACGACATCTTTAGTGTCGTAGTAGTTCATCTTTCATCAATTAAACCAAAATATTCACCAAAATATTCTTGTGCTTTTTCTGAACCAATTTCATCTAAAATATCATTTTCATTGAAATATGATAAAATATCAGAAATTGTTAAATTTTCTAAAACATTATCAATATCAGCTTCATCTAATGATACTTCCAATTGTCTATAACCCTGTGGATCAATAACAACCCTCGAACAAATAATTTTAATATCTTTTATCATATTTTAATTTTTTATCATATCAATAAATATATGAAAAATTAACAATATAAAAAAATTTTTTTAAATTATTATCTTCTACCGCTTCTTGGTTGTGTAGATGGTGTAGTACTTCTCTGAACTGGTGGTGAATAATTCCTTTGTGGTGGTGTTCTCTGAACTGGTGGTGAATAATTCCTTTGTGGTGGTGTACTTCTTGGTTGTGAATAATTAGATGGATTGTTTCTTTGAACAGGTGTAGAATAATTCCTTTGTGGTGGTGTACTTCTTGGTTGTGAATAATTATTATTTCTATGTGTATTTGGTTGAGTTCTAGGACTTACATATTCTTGACTATTTCTAGGTTGACGATAAGATGGTGGATAATATGATTTTTCATTTCTTGGTTGGACGTAATTTGGATTAGTTTGTCTAGTATTTGGTCTTGAATATCTAGGGTTTTGTTGTGTATTCCTTTGATTTGGTTGTGAATATCTAGGATTTGTTTGTCTAGTGTTTGGATTTATTTGTCTAGAATTTTTATTTTGTATTCCATTATGATTATAACCATGTCTTGGTCCATAATAATGACCATAATAATTGTGATGATAGTAATGATTCCAACACCAATAAGGATATCTAAAATAATATGGATATCCATATCCATAATAATAAGGATAATATGGGTATCCAAAAGAATATCCAAAATAAAAGTAAGGGCTCCAATTATAATAAGGTGTTGATTCTATTATATTGATAGTTATATTTTCATATGGTTGATTGTTACCGGATTGATAATTTTGGTATTCATCATAAAAAGTTTGTGATATATTTGTATCTTTTTGTTCAGACTGTTGATGAGCCATCATTTGTATCTCGAATCTGGTTTTTGGGGGTGATGTAGTTTGTTTAGTTGGTGAACAACCAAATAAAAAAGACATTGTTATAAGAATAGTAAAAAGAAATGATTTTTTCATAATTATTGTTTTATTTTATATATTAATAACAATAATCATACCATAATTTTATTGTTTTAATAAACCTAAATGATACATTTATGGATATTTTTATTTTTATATATAAAATAAAAAAATTTATATGGGATATATTTATGGATTAGAATGCCCAATTACAAAAAGAATTGAATATATTGGATTAACAAAAAATGTACCAAAAAAAAGATTATCTAGTCACATTTCAGGAACTAAATCTAAGATTATTAAAAATAATTTTTTAACAAAAAAAGATAGATGGATAAAAAAATTAATTTTATTAAATGAAGAAAAAAATATAAAAATTATATTAATTGAAGAATGTGAAAATTTAGAAGAAAGAGAGATATTTTGGATTTTGAAATATAAATATAATAAAGAATTTGATTTGAAAAATACTATAATAGGTGGAATGGTAAATGGTGGTGGTTATAAATTATCTGAAGAAACAAAAAAGAAAATATCTGATAATAGAAAAGGTAAGTGTATGGGTGAAAAAAATTATAATTATGGAAAAAAGATGACAGATTATGATAAAAATATATTATCTGATAAATTGAAAGAATATTATAAATATCATATTTCACCTTTATTGAATAAAAAATTATCTATCGAAACAAAAAAAAGAATAAGTGAAAATAGAAAAGGTAAACGAATTGGAAAGGAACATCCCTTATTTGGTACTTTTAGAAGTGATGAAACAAAAAAGAAAATTAGTGATAAAGTAAAAGGAATTAATCATCCGAATTATGGAAAACATTGTTCAGATGAAACAAAAAATAAAATATCTGAAGCTAATTCCGGTAATAAAAATGGAATGTTTGGTAAAAAAATTAATAGAACTGAAGAACAAAAAGAAAAAATGAGATTGAATATGATAAATTCAGAAAAATTTCAAAAATCCAGAAAAAGTGAAGAATTTAGAAATAAAATATCTGATTGTCTATCTATACCTATTCTTCTTTTAGATAAAAATTTTGAAGTTATCATGGAATTTAAAAACACAACAAAATGTGCTGAATATTTCAAATATACAAGAGGTAATATAAAAAACGCAGTTAGAAATTTAAGAGTAATAGGGAGAGGAAAAAAAGATAAATTTTGGGTTGTTAGAAAAGAAAAATTAAATGAATCAATAAAAATAATTAAAGAAAAATATTCAAATGAAATTTGATTATTTTAATTCATTTTTTACAATTTTATCATATTTCCAATGAGAACTTGTTTTTACATGTTTTTCTCTTACCCATTTGCATATACTTTTAGGAAAATCATCATAACTAAAACTATTTGATAAACGGACAACAAATCCTTCATTTTTATCTGTATCTAAATCATTAGCAATTTTTTGTAAAATAGATTCATCGAAAATACCACGATAGATAACAGGAACATGGTGTAAACCTAAAAGTTCACACCAAATCAAAGTATCATCCCATGAAAGACATATATTATTTTCATTCCAAATATTAAAAACCATGAAATAAGTAGGTAGAGAATCGTATTTTATACTATGAACTGCGAATAAATCTTCCCCACAAATTCTCCAATTTTCTGGAATATTATGTTTTATATTTCCCCATAAACCTTTTAACCAATGAATAGATTCGTGATCCGCACTATCTAATGAACGAGCATAGATACAATCATTCATTAAAGTTGAATTTTCTCCATCAAGTTTCAAACTTACGATTATTTCTTTGTTGTGAAAATTATCTAACGATTCGATAATTTTATCACCCCTCGTTAATCCCTTAGAAAAAGGTAAATGTTTCGTTTTTTTATACTTATATCTCATTATTAATTAATATTTAGTTTGATTTAATTCTTTTGGTGCTAATCTTAAAACACCACATTTGGTACAGAATTGTGCTGGTAAATATCTGTGATTCCCACCAAAACGATTTTGTTGCATTTTTATTTGTCCACGTTTGAATGCACCTTCATCATAAGTTATTATCCATACACCATATTCCCAGTTGTGTTTACATGTATTGATGGTACTTTCGTTATATGTGATATTATAATATTCGGTAGATTTTGGTGATTTATCTTTAATACAACCAACCAAACTAAAAATAATTAACAAAAATATAATTTTTTTCATATTTCTCGGATTTCTTTAATTCTTTTATAATGATATTTTGATGTTTCATTTGTTTCTAAATAATCTCCAAATTTTAAAGAATATTTTGGAATTTTTAGTTCTATATAATCAGCTGGACGATGTCCTGAAAATTTACTTCTCGGTGATTGATAGACCATAATGTGTTCTTTCAAACTATCTATTTTGATGTTATCCCAATCTGATTTTTTCATAAAAATTTTAAATTGTGTTTTTTGTTTGTACCAAAAATTTCATCCAATGTTTGTTTTCTCTTATCGTTTATTTCTTCTTCTTCCGAACGATTTTGTACGTAAATCATATTATCATATTCTTCTGATGTCATTAAATGATTACCACTATGAATGATGTGATTTGCATCATTACACCAACAAGAACCACCTTTTGAATCCGGTCGGGTCATTTTACAAGCAGATTCACCGACTTCTCGAATCATTATTTGTCCCATAAAATCAACAATTTCATAGACAACACCCGGTTTTAATCTTCCGGATTGAAAAGAACATCCAAGAATGAGTTTATCATCTTTTCCCTCTAAATTGGGTCTAAGAACAAATCTAGCGATTCTTTCGTCGAACATACTTAATTTTTTGTAAAAGTATGTAAAAAAGAAATAAGAAAAAAATTATATATAACATTAACTGTGTAAAAATCAAAAAAAAGATTTAATATATACACTAAAAATAAAGCAATAATTATGAAAGATTTAAAAAATTTACTTGATTTCGAAGATTTCAAATCAAATTGGAAAGCTAAGGAACAAAAGAAAACCAAGAGAACCGAAATAGGTTTAGACATAATTGAAGAAAAGAAAGAAGAAGTAGAAAAGAATGACGAATCGACAAAAGAATAAAATAATGAGTTTCGGATTTTAATATATACTTAAAAAATAATTAAAGAAACATGCCAATAGATAACAAAAACTTAGGTAAATACAGAAGACCGGGAATCTATATCAATGAAATCGACCAGTCAATAATTGAACTTCCAATTCAAGATATTTTGATTAACTTGGTACCGGGTTTCTCCAAAAAAGGTCCGTTCAATCGTCCTGTTAGAGTTGACAGTCCGGCTGAATTTGAAGCGATTTTTGGACCTATTGATAAAAATTTAGAAAATAAAGGTTCATTTTTCCATAGAACAGTTGAAGATATGTTGAATACCGGACCTATTTTCGCATTAAACTTATTGAAAACAGATCCAAATAGAGATACTCTAGAATGGCAATCAATTTCAGCTGCTTCTCAATATAATAATGGACCAAAAAATACATCACCATATGAAAGATTTTTCAATCGTCAAGATTTCTGGGAAAGAGATACTGAATCATTTGGTGACATTGTTACAGGTGAATATATTGATCATCCAACAACTCAACCTGATCCAGCAAAAGATTTATTAAGTATAACAAATATCGGTGGAACACGTTCAACCGTTTGGTTATTTAAATCAAGTGCATCTGGTTTCGATGTTACAGCGGAACAATGGTATGGTGGTTCTGATAAAGTACCTTTATTTATGAATCCAAAAGATTTGATTTCTGATTACATGATTTCAGTTTTGGCAGTTGCTGGTGATTGGACAGATTACGAAACTTTGGCAGTTGATTCATATTGGGGTAAATATTTCAACTCAAATGGTCTTATTAAAGCACAAGTTTCTAACTTCTGGAACGATTCATTAACAAATCAAGTAGCATTTTATGATGTTTCTTTAATTCCTAATTTTAGAGATTTAAATAACATTGATATGTATGTTAAGAATGTTATCAATACAAATACAGATAAAACTGGTCTTTTCTGTTATTATGATGAAGATGCATTATTAAGTCAGGATTTTTATAAAGGTAATATTGATTTGATTGGACAAACATTAGTTGGTTCTTCAAAGAAAACTATTAACTTCCTTTCTTATTTTGGTAGTGTAAGTGAAAGTTTACCTTATTCACAAAAAGATTTGGATAGTTTAAATAGTCCTACTAATGCTTTTGGAAATTATGCATCCCATATGGACGGTGCTTTTGTAAGTGGTAGAACAGCTAGTTATACAAATGGATATACAAATATATCTCCATCTGGAACAACTTTAGGTTTAAAACAAGATTTGTATATTTACAATGTTTTATCCATTAATGGTTCGTATGTAATAACATTTACTGGAACTTCATATAAATTTTCAGTTGATGATGTCGTTTATTTTAACAAATCATTTGGTGTGATTGATTATACCACACCTTATTATGTTACTTCTGTAAGTGGCAATACGATAACTGTATCAGAAACAAAAGGTGGTTTAACATTACAAGTTGTTAGTGGAACAACCACTGGTATTATGATGTATAGTTTAAAAATGAATTTAACTGATGGTACAAGTGAATGGTCATATGTTTTGGGTCAAACCAAATATAGTGGCACTACAGCTTTAACAAATCATAATTTATTCTTTGAACCATTTGTTATTTCTCAAAGTGGATCAACATATTCGAGATATGATGTTATGTATTTGAATAGTGATTATTCAACTGTTCATACATTAAAAGGTAATCAAGTTGTTGGAACAATATCAAGTGCAACTAAACCTAATTATCTTTTAAATATAGATAGTACAATAATTTTGGGTTATGTTGGAATAACATATACTGGGGTAGTGGGAACATTAAGTGGTACAACTTTACCTTCATTAAGTTATGTTTATACAGGTGTTACAACATCAGCTGGTTCCAGTTATTTACCATTACTTCTTTCAACAGATGTAACAGGTGCTAGTGGAACTACAACAGATGGAAATACTTATTTAGATTTAACATTTGTAGGAACAAAAGGTTCAACAGATTATACAGATTATAATAAATTAAGAAAGATTAAAATCTTTATTGAAATTTATACAAATATTATTGCAAATAAAGGTGTTATTATTAATTGGAAAAATGGTGATAAATTTTCAATATTATCACCAACTATTTACACACCAACCGTATCAACAGATGCTTCTATCAGAATTTATTTTGATACAACAACTGCACCTTTTGATTATTTCAAAATTTCAGATGGTAGTTTCTTAATTTATTACATAGATAATGAATTTGTTTTACCATATCTTGTTGGATACGATCAATTGTATTGGACTGATACTTTAATTACAACAAATCACCCATTATCTTATTATCCAGCAACTGGAACAACTGGAATTGTAGCTAAATGGAGTAATTTCTATCAAGATTATTACAATGGATTAATTAATAATGGTGATTATTTTTATGTTGATAATGAAAGTGGTGATACACAAACCAAAGTTTTCTTGAAAATGTGGTTAGATACTAGTAACAATTTAACAGTAAAATTTGTTGATGTTGATGGTAATGCTTACGCAATAAACAAATGGGATTCTGGTTACAATAAAAAACTCACTATCTATTCAGATAAAGGTTCTTTAAAAGAAACAGTTGAAATTGAAAATTCATCTGCAATTACAGATCCTACCAATACTCGTTGGATTTATGTTGATAAAACCAGATATGCACATATCGTAAGAGGTATGTATTTGGAAGCTTATTATGATACTACTTATTATGATGATCCAACCGGTGAAGGTTACATAGCTGGTATGGTTCCAAGAAAATTGGTTCGTATTATAGACATAAAGAATGATACTGTTGATACAACTAGAAAAATTTTGTATACTGATGGTTCAATCAAGATTTCAAATAACGGAACATCCGGAAGTCCTGATTATTTCACCACATGTTATGTTTCAATAGATAATTATTTTACTGAATATAATGGTGTGACATTGAAACCATTTACAGTTCATCCGGATTCGATGCCAAATGGAACAGACGCTCGTCAAATGGATATTTTGACAGTAATTGATAGTTCCAAAAACTTAGCTAAAGGTTTGGCGAATAAAAACCGTATTAGTTGGAGATATTTGATTGATTCATTCGGTTTAGGTTTAACCAACAATTCCAAACAAGAATATGTTGACCTTTGTGGTATGAAACTTAACTGTCTTGGATTCATTAACATGCCAAGTGTACGTCAATTCAAAACATCTTTAGATCCTAGTTTCATCAATGATGATAGAACTTTAAATACAACATATTTAAAAGAAGGTGGAAACCCAGATACCAATCCAAGTTACTTATACAGCTTTGGTGAAGGTGTTGGAAGATCAACCGTTGGTTATTTCTTCCCATATGTTAAAGATGCTACTGATAAAACAAAGTTTATCCCACCAGCAGCAAAAGTTGCTAAAGCTTATATGAATAAGTTTTTAACAACCGCGGGCGGTATCTATCCTTGGACAATCGTAGCTGGTTCAATAATGGGTAAATTACCTGATGTAATCGAAACAGAAATGAGATTTACTGATGATAACTTACTTGATTTGATGGAAATGTGTGCTAATCCAATTGATTTTACACAAAAGAGAGGATACTATATCAACTCTGAAAACACAGCTCAAGTATTCCCATACAGTTCATTGAGTATAATCCATAGTCGTGAAGTTCTTATCGAACTTGAAAACAGATTATATGACATGTTGTTGAATTACCAATGGAGATTCAATACTCCTGAAATTCGTAATGAAATAAAATATAGAGCTGACCAAATCTGTAAAGAAATGTTAGATTCAAACGCTCTATACGCTTACAAAAACATTATGGACAAATCTAACAACACAGATTATATCATTGATTTACAAATGGGTGTTATTGATACTTATATTGAAATCATCAAGGGTATGGGTGTTATCGTAAATAACATAACAATATTGAAGAAAGGTACAATCCAATCTTCAGGGTTCTTAGCAAAATAATTCTTAAATGAATATAAAGAAAAAGGGAAATGAAAATTTCCCTTTTTTATTGGACAAAAATAAAGGGAAGAAAAATCTTCCCTTTTTATTTTAAGAATCATTGAAACTTTCTATAATATTGAGTAATTTATTTGTATTACCCGGTGTTAAAGTGATATCTATTGCAATATTATCATCAGATGTATCGGTAGAATATCCAATTGTATATTTTTTTTGTTCGATAGCTTTATATGATGTTGCTATTGCTAAACGACTGGATAGAAAACCACTGGTAATACCACTTTGTGCTGAACTACCATCTTTTCCAGAACTTCCAGAATTACCATCTTTTCCAGAACTTCCAGAAATACCACTACTTCCAGATGTAACACCAGTTAATGATTCTAGACTATTCAATTTATTTCTTATGGAAA